TAGAGCCTTCTAGAGCCTTGCAAAGGCCATTCTCTGGGCTTTGGTGATGAGGTGGCAAGTGGTAGTGCTTGCAGTTGATACAGAGTTTCATGTTGGAACTTCCTTTCTGTGGTTGAGGGTTAGAAGATTACATGTCTACTTGATGTGTGTCAAGATATATTTTGTAAAGATTTGCAAAGTTTTTCTCTTTGAGTTTTTGCTCTACTGTTCTGATGATTTCAGGGTTTGTGTAATGAAAGTCGTTCATCAGGTCTTGCCAGTCCTCATTAGTGAGTCCTTGCCACTGTGGTTTTGGTCTTGTGTCAAAGAAGACTAAGACGATGAGTGACCATATCCAGCCAGCCATGAAGCCGCCAATGATGTATGTTGCTGTCATTTGTTCATCTCCTTAAGTTTGGCTTCAATGGCGTAAGCGATTCTGTTGATGGCTTGGCGAACATCTGCCACCATCACTTCGTCACGCATCAGAGACATAAGTGATGCACCGCCAAACGCATCGCCCAGCACAGCCTCTTTCACATCCTCATCCGTCAGACCAACCCATTCACGCTTGATAGGGTTTAGCTTGGAATCCATCCAGCCCACAGGCCCTTGCTCTGCCTCTGCTATGGCAGCTTGCCAGACAAACCTAGCATTGTTGATGCCTATGGTCTTTTGTTCTGCTGGGGTCAGTGTTTGCCACCATTGGTCGAATGTCATGCTTACTCCTTTTCTAGCATCACTTGTGTTTTGTAGTATTGATAGCCATCACGAAAACCCATGTACATGGCATAGGTGATAGCATCAAGTTCATCTTTTGACTTGTGTGGCTTTAGACCATCATCCATCTTTTTTACATAGTTGTCACGCCACTTTTGTGCGTACAGCTCTGCGTGTATGTCACGCATCTCCTCTGGTGTAAATGCTGCGCTCATGCTTGTTCCCTTGCTCGGATGGCGTTGGCAATACTCCATGCCGCACTTGATTTTGGCGGCATAGACAATAAGGCAGAAGTGTCCATCAGGTATTTATCTGCCACCTTTGCACATTCCTCACGCTCATGGACGGCTACAAGGTTGGCAAAGCGTTCAAGGTCTTTTTGTACGAACGCATATTCAGCGCATCCAATAAAACCGCCAGCCTCTCGTGCCATGAGGATGATTTCATCTTTGGTCATAAGTCACCTGTTGCGTGTAGTGCTGCTTGGATTAGATTGGCTGGGGTTGTGGAACCCTCCCGTACTGCATCGAGCATCATGTGAGCCATGCGCTTGTTGATGAGGATTCGGGTTGGTTGACTCTTCAATATTGATTCGCTCAAGGATGTGTTTACACTCATTGAATCTGTGCATCCACTTGGATTCACCAGTATCTTTGTATCTTCTGCGTAGTTCATTCATGCGCTCCAGTAGGTAGTCTTTCATTTGTTTTCTCCGAAAAATCTTGCTCTGCTAACTGACACAAGAAGTCACATTCTGGCGCAATGGCTTGTGTGACTGGATGGTCTAGCGGTATCTCATCAATGAACACCCTCTCGTCATTGATGCGTGTAAGTCTTGCGCCCAACTCTTTAGACAAGTCACTCATGCGTTTGAATTGCACAGGAAACTCTTTCCTCACCAATGCCCAATACGCAGGGCTAGTAGCCTTCACACAAGGGATGCAGTTCGCATTTGGGAAACCCATTGCATAAACCCTGGGCGGCTTAATGCCAGCGGTCAATATCATCGCAAGACACGCAGCCTTGGTAATGCCTCTATCAATCAATGGTGTGCTGATATTGAGTTCAGGCCAATTCTCTCTGAGTGCTTCTGCTCGTCTTACATCACTTGCATCAGCCGTATACCCAAACACATGAATGTCATCAGGTTGTTGGAATGCAAGTCTTGGGGCTACCTTTAACTCACTTGTGCATGGCGCTCCCTCTATGCCACTTAACCACTTGCGCTTTTGCCACACATCCCAAGTGTCCTTAAACTTTCCATTCTTGAGCATCGTCACGCTCGTGCCAAACCATCTCTCGCACTCAAGCCTGAATCTGTGGTTGTCATCATCCTCTGCGCCAGTATCACAGTAGGCAATCACATCGGGGCTTGAGAGCTTGGTTGCCACCGCACTCGCTGCCCCACAACTAAACCAAGAAACAATCCTAGTCATGGTTCCCGTATTCCTTCTTATCTTTTTTTTTCTTGTGGGCATAAGACATCCACCCGACAAGACCGATTGTGGGTAAGTTATCCCCAATGTTATCCACTGGAAACACAGTCTCTCGTTTATCCTCGTTGACTAACATCTCAGCACTGCCTACCTATTAGCTCGGTTTTTCTCTGGCCCGAAGGATGCTCACCTAGGAACCACACGCCCGACTCACGATTTTTATCCGCATCTGTCGACTGAACATTTGCGAGGGGTGGGTGATGCCCCCGTTGATGCTGCTGGATGAGGGGCAATAAAAAAACCGCTTGCAACTGCGTTCTGGTGATGGTCTTTGGTAAACCCACCACATAGGGGCTTGCCAAAGACAGAACGCATGTGCAAACGGTCTTAATTTTGTTACCCATCACAGCAACGATTCGCATGGTATCAGGCTTTTTGGGGACAGTCAACACATGGGGGCTGATGACCCTGACAAACCCCAAGGGTATTACAGTCGCCCTTACCCTGTGCCCATAGCAGCAGGGCTAGCCACATACCCCAATGGTCGCCTGTAGCGTGGCAAGCCTGCGCCATTCGCAGCCACTCATAGGGTGTTGGGGGTCGCCACACCCCCTCTTTGTTATACAGCTTGGGGGCTGTCATCGTGCCAGCTCCCCGACAAGCAGGCCAACTAGGAAACCAGCACCGAAGATGCAGGCGATACCAACTATCCAATCAGGGTCTAGGTGTTTATACCTAGTCATTGAATTAGGGTAGTGCGTTGGAAATGCTTCGAGCAGGGTGCGGGGATAGCGCCTGGTTGTGTTGTTGACGGGTTCCATTTTGTTTACTCCTGGTTGATTAGGTCAAAAAATTTATAGTGTTGGCAGCTATCGCAACGGATAGTGTATTGACCCCTGCCAGGGGGATAGCCAGCATCGGTCATTTTGGCAGGGTCTAGGGTCTTAGAACAGTGCCAGCAGCCCCAATTGGCTGCTTGGGCTGCACTGTTGTATTTTGGAAATGATGGGGTGTTCATGCTGCCACCTCTTGAAAAGTATATGTAAGGCAGTCACAGGCCAACACATAATCACGGGCATCATGCCGATTAGTAAATTCAGGGTCATCAGATACATTGATGCAGTGGCCTGGTTTTGTATCAAGTAACCAGTCATTAAGAGCATTATGCTCATCATCGGATAAGCCAGTGGCATCATCATTGATGAGCGCATTAGCCCAAAAGTCAGGCAGTAGGTAAGTTACAGTTTTCATGGTTAACCTTTCAAAGTAGTGCTGGGGGTGCATCTGGGATGCGTTTTTTGGGGGTTTTTGGGCGTTTTGGGGCGATTTCCTGCCGAGTCCAAGGGATAGGGGGGACTGACACAGGAAAAGGCCACCAATGGGGTTTTTTAGTGAACTGGGACATATTTAGACCCATCCCATACTTGCAGCTTATCAGGCGTTGCAATATCCCAATTGAGGGAGCGTTGCGCCTCCCTAAGCGCATCTGTGTTATCAGTTGCCCCAATCATTATGTAACCGAAGCGGCCTACATAACGATAAGAGGTCAGGCCAGATACTGCAAGGGGTAGGTTATAGGTTTTCATGGTTTACCCCTTAGTTAGTGAGGATACATTCACGCAGGGTGCGCATTTCATCTGACCAAGATTGACCACAGATGTAGTCTGCCCCTTTATCTGTCAACACAATGCGGGAATAAATGCCGTAGCGTTTCCAGCAAAACAAGGGGGTGTTGATTTTGCGTTCTAGGCGTTCTTTTGTGTTTTGGCGGCATTTGTTGCCAACCATTGCAAGAATATCGGCCTTTTGTTTCTCGGTCAACTTGAACACGCCCTCTGTGTTAAGTGCGTCCCAGATAAGGTTATCAAGATTTTGTTGCATGGTTACTAACTCCATTGTGAGATGCAAAATTGCATCCCTATGCCCAGCACGCTAGGCATAAGGGGCAATTTCAGGCAATAGCGGCACGCATAGCGGCATGATTCCATGCTCTGACTTCGGCGGTAAAGGCATCGGCACTGATGACCCTAACGGCTCTTGAATCAGTGACTGGCCTAGCTTGCTCAAAGTCATTGGCTAACTCTTGAGCCTTTGCCTTAGTCATAGCCCCATGAATGGTGAACCATCCAGTGGCACCCATGTTTGCATTGTTTGTCTGTAATTGGATGAGATATTTTGCTTTCATATCGCACCCCTTACTTGTTAAAGACGGCGGCAAAGTTAGGTGCTTCACCGTTATAGTTTGCGACACGGAAAGAATGGAAGCCTTGAGCACTGGCGGCATTCTTGACACGCTCAATGTTTGCTTGAGTGTTTGCACCGTCTTTGAAGCAAGCAAGCAAATCTTCCATGTAATCACGGTGTTCGCCTTGTTTTAGGCCGTAAATGAGTATCTCTTTCATAGGTCACTGACTCTCTTTCTGTGTTACGCATTGCACTATTGCTTTGCGTTACTGATGATTATACGCATAACACTAGGCTAGTCAATACCCTACACACACATTTATTTTTATCACCATTGACAATGCGATAGAATAATGCTATCGTTAAGACATACATAAG